GGTAAATTCCCGCCGTTATTTTTATGGGCGCATAAAATACGCATTTATTTTTACAAAACCTATTGACATATACGCATAAAAGGCGTATAATAAGAATGTAAGGAGGGCAGGAAATGAAAACAAAAGACCTTATCGAGCTTTTAGAGAAAAACGGCTGGAAGTTCAAAAGACACGGTGCGAACCACGATATATACGTGAAAGACGGACAAAGGGAAAGCGTGGTAAGGCACAGAGAAACAGACGAAGATTTAGCAAAAGCAATCATCAAGCGGCGCGGGCTGAAATAAGCCCGCAATGCCGCTGGGTATAATATAAATGTTTAGGAGGTATTCAACAATGAAAAATGCTTATCCCGTTATACTGACGCAAGGAAAAGAATTCATCGTGGTATATGTTCCGGATTTCAATATCAATACACAAGGAAAAGATATGGCGGACGCAATTGAAATGGCGCGCGACGCAATCGGGCTTATGGGTATTGATATGGAGGACGAAAACGAAGCATTACCGACACCGACCGCAATTTCGGAAGTAAAAACAACTTCGACGGCGGAAATTGTAACGCTTGTTGACGTTGACTTCGGAGAATATCGACGTAAAAACGATATGAGAGCCGTAAAGAAAAATTGCACAATCCCTTCTTGGCTTAACTTTGAAGCGGAAAAAGCGGGCGTGAATTTTTCGGCTATTTTGACAGCGGCACTAAAAAACGAATTGAAACTTACAGATCGTTAAAACGACGGATCGGGGGCGGCAGAAATGCCGCCCTTTTATTTTTCGGAACAGGAGGAACGACAATGCACAAACACTTGACGTGGACGGATCGGCTTAAAATTGAAAAAGGTTTGAAAGAGGGATTGAAGCCGTTGCAGATTGCCGACCGTCTGCACGTCAACAATTCCACGATATACAGGGAATTGAAGCGCGGAACTTATACGCATTTGAATTCCGACTTAACGACAGAAGAACGCTATTCGCCGGAGATTGCACAAGCGCGTTACCGTGAAAACCTTAAAGCAAAAGGCGGAGAATTGAAGATTGCAGACGATCACGAATTAGCGGAGTACATCGAAAAGAAAATCGTTGAAGAGGGGTATTCCCCCGCCGCCGTTGTCGGAGAAATAAAACGGCTGGGGCTGACCTTCAAAACAGAGATCAGCGAAAAGACGATTTATAACTACATCGACAAGGGCGTTTTCTTGCGCCTTGAACGCAAGCACCTTCCGGAACAGGGAAAACGGAAACGGAAATATGAAAAAGTGGGGACAAAAGCCGCCCGCGCGCCGAAGGGCGAAAGTATAGAAAACAGACCGCAGGAAATAAACGATCGGCAGACGTTTGGGCATTGGGAAATGGATTGCGTCGAGGGAAAGAAGAAAACAAAAGAAACCTTGCTTGTACTTTCAGAGCGGTTGACGCGGCAGGAAATTATAATAAAAATGCCGGATCACACTTCTGCAAGCGTTGTGGCGGCGCTGAACAAGCTGGAACGGAAATACGGGCGGCGGTTCGCAAAGATATTCAAGACGATCACCGTTGACAACGGATCGGAATTCTCTAATTGTGAAGGAATGGAAAAATCGGTTTACGGAAACAAAAAGCGCACGACGGTTTATTATTGCCATCCATACAGCGCATACGAAAGAGGGACAAACGAAAATATAAATAAAATGATACGGCGGTTCTTGCCGAAAGGAACAGA